CAAACGGGTTTGAGGTAGTAACACACCCTCAAACATTCAACGTCTGGAAACAACGCTTTGAGGAGTTTGCACCAGTTCTGGAATTGGCAAAACGTGGATTCAATTCGCATAACACCAAAACCTGCGGACTTCATCTGTCGTTAAGTAGGAGAGCATTTAAACAGACACACCTTTACAGATTCTGTAAGTTTGTTTATTTTAACCCTCTCTTCATTGCCAAATTCTCGAGGAGAAGGTTATCCCTGCTTAATCAATGGGGGTCTCCTTTTGCGATCACCAGAGGTAGCGAAACGAATGTATTGAACTATGTAGACAAAGACGAACATAACAGGTTTTTTCTTAACTGTTTAGGTCAGGCTATTTACTCGACTAGTTCATTGATTAAAGATCATCGCTACGGTAGAGGGACTGCTTTAAACTTACCCTCACAACGGGTTGAGTTTAGAGCGCCACGAGGAACACTAAAGAAGGATACATTCCTTGCAAACATTGAGTTTGTACAATCATTGTTTGAATTCTCGAATGTTACGAGCGTTGATGATCTTTGTCCGTTGACGTTTAAAAGATTCATTGCCAATAACAACAGGTTTAAAAACCTGTTTACTTGGTTAGATGAAAACATTCCTGCAGGTGATATGTTAACTCATCGGTTGATGTACAAGAATAATGTTCTTAATGAGTACGAAGCAAAGCAAGGTAAGGAATTATCTAGATTTGGAAGTTACTCTTCACTGTTAACAGCGATCGGAGGTATCTAATATGTGTATTGCAATACTACAACCGAGAAACAAACGTCTTAAGCGTAAAACTCTGAAAGCGTGTTGGGATAACAACCCAAACGGCGGTGGGTTCATGTATGCTTTGGACGGTCAGATTGTGGTTGTAAAAGAGTTGAACAAGTTCGACAAATTCTACAGCCAATTCCACAATCACAGAACAGAACATAACGTGGATTTTATTCTCCATTTCAGGATTGCCACTCATGGACTGATTGATGAGAAAAATGCACACCCTCACCAAGCAAACTTTAAAACTTGGTTTGTTCATAATGGGGTAATACTCCAGAAATGTGATACTAAAAGCAAACTGTCTGATACTGTTAAATTCGCAAAGCTGTTAAGCAATCTGGAAACAGACTTTATGCTTAATGACTCAGTCCTTGAATTGATACGGGAATACATAGACGGAGACAAGATTATATTCCTGAACAATCAAGGCAAAATCAGGATAGTGAACAAGTCCAAAGGAGTAAAGAAGTATGGCTGTTGGTTCAGTAACAACACCTATCAAAGGCAGAGCGGTTATTTCTGGTCTGGATATGCTCACGGCGGCTCTACTGCCTACTCTGCTTACAATAACGGGAACTGGAAAGACTACACGGTTAACCAAACGCTCGGGACTGATTACGAACTCTGCGACAACTGCTCAAAGCAGATCACGATTGATGAGTTCGACGAGATGAGCGCCCTTTGCTTAGGGTGTGCAGAGCGTGAACAAATCCTAGCGGAGACTGCCAGACTAGAACATGATGGACATATTATATAATCGTGTTCGCTTGGGGTGTGGGTATATCACCTGCACCCCTCACCCCGTCACCACTAAACGCCCTTGCCCCCTCGACAACCTCGGGGTGGTAGGGGCGTATTTTTTGCGCCTAGTGGTTGTGTACCACCACGTCACACAAGACTGAAGATATAATGTCCACAGTTAAAAAAAGGGAAAATAGTTTCAGGGAATGTCCGAGGGGTTATAATTTACGGGGAGTGAAAACCGAGGTATAAAACAAAAACATACGGAATGGAACTACAGTACACTTGAGTTTACTATGACAAAACACGTTCCATCAACCGCTATTTTATTTCCCCTAAATGAAGATATTACTTGAGATAGCAAATATCGAGGTATTCAGAGCGGTAATGGTTTTATAACAGGGTTACAAATCCGAAAGGCGATTATGACTAATAAGGTAATTAAGCTAAACCCGAAGAAAAGGGTCGCAATTGAGTATTTTGCCACAAATCCGCAAATGACATACGTAGATATAGCTGAAACTGTCGGTGTTCATCAGGAAACGATTCTTAACTGGCGGAAAGACCCGCTGTTTATTGATGCGATATATGAAAGGTATATGGTTGTATTCGGGGCAGAGCTTCCATCGGTTTTAAATGCCATGATACGTGAGGCTTGTGCTGGGAATGTTCAGGCGGGAAGGCTTATACTGGAGCATTCAGGGAAACTTGTAAAGAATATAAGTATCAAAATCGATTCCCCTTTTGAAAAGTTCCTGAACTCAAGTGATTCTAATGGTAGAATAACCAGTAAAGAAAATATTGATTCGATAGAGGCTGAATTTGAGATCGTTGACCTGCCTGAAAGAGATAAGTCGAATGATTCACCGAGTACAAGGCATAATAAAGAGAAAAAGAAACTGCACAAGTCGATAAGTAAGGAAAATAAGAAGGCTAGATACCTGAAAACTAAAAGAGAACGCTATGCTTTAAGAAAAAGGGCTGATGCGGTTGACCTTGAGCATCTTTCCGCTGGAAGAGCTAACAAAAGTGTCCGTACTGCTTGGCTTGAGGAACTTGGGAAGAGAGAAAGGATGGAAAACAAAGAATTATAAATAAGATACAAAAAAGGGGCGATTATTCGCCCCCTTAATGCAGATGTAAGAATTTCTATTCTATTATCAGTTCACAGATTTTAGGATTTTTTTCTACTGCTTTTTTTATATCCTTAATACATCTGTCACAAAGAAATATGCACGTCTTGCCGTGTTCGTTCTCAATGTAGGCTTTCACACATTTAAACACATGAGAAAATCTCATATATTTGTTTTCTTCATGCTGACAGATATTACAAAAAGCACCAAGCCCAGCATCTCTTTTCGTGATTGTTGTTGTTGGTATTTTACTTTCCATCACTTCCCCTCCGCTTTGGCGAGGAGTCTCTGAGCTATTCTTGAATGGAAATTATCACGAACCGATAAGCTTTCGTCATATTTACCTTTATTCACTTCAGCAATAAAAGTTATAAACCTAATCATCTCGGGAGCTGCTGCGATTAGGTTTGCGTTTGCTTGTTTTTCTGACTTGGTTGGTTCTTCATTTATCATCGAGTTTTCAGTCTGTGCAATAAAAGTATTTAAACTAAATATTGCGAACTCGTCTGTTTCTTCTATTCGATGGGAAACCCATTGACCTTTTGTGTGTTTACTCATTTGCACTCCTTTGCATTGATTAACTGTATCAATGTACAAATAATTTATATATAATACAATATGTAATTATTACTTTTTAAAGTATGATATCTGCCGTTCTCTCTTTCTAGCTGATTTTTTTGATGAGAATGAACCCAACCGTTTTCTTTTGCCACCCTTTTTTGATTTAGAATATAAAATATACTTACTGCCACGCTTTGTAATCATTTGACTTCCACAATATTTTCAATCTCTGTATCTTCGGGAACAACCTGACAATAACAATGATCTCTGCAGACCGACCAGCCCGTTGCTGGCATTCCCCTAGCCACCCAATTGCTCCAAGTATCGACTTCTCCTGCTCTTGCTATACAATCTGGACAGTTCTTTACTCCCTGTGCAACAACCCATCTGTACCTTACGTCATTCCCCATGTTGAGTTCTCGACGTGATATTTGCATAATTCCTGCCACAACTCCTCGCTTAATGGAATTGGCATATTCTCCGAAAATCCGCCCGCTGGATTTAAGGTCTGTATCAAGTAGCCGAGCAATTGATTGTTTTGTAACTCCAGCGCTTCCAAGTCTTTCAATTTGCTGTCTAATCCTTTGCCCGAGAATCTGTGCGTCGAACCCGAGGATTTCAGCAATCCACCTAATAATTTTTCTATCTTTAGTATCAAGTTTGCTAATATCAGTTTCTCTTCTTTTTTCATTTGGCATATTAACTCTTAAATCTTTTTAACAACAACAGCATTGGTGATTATTTTGTCTATTTTATCTTCTAAAATCTTTTCTAAATCTTTATATCCCTCAAGATTATAAAAATCTAATGGCAAATCGAAAAATGGTCTGGCAGGAACTTTTTTATTTGGTATCCACGATGATTCGCTTGTCCTATGATCTTCCATATGGACAAAACCGTATGTACTTGCTGGTGTTCCCGTTCTTGGGTGCGGTTTAACATCTATATAAACAGAATATCCATCTCCAGATTTTTTAGACCTGATGCTGTTCATAAGATTTCCCGTTTCAATCAATGGAGAGGTTCTTCTTATTCTTCTTTTTCTTCTTATAGGGATTGTTGAATCTTCAGATAATGTTTCATAATTTGTTCT